TTTTTTTTTTTGTCCGACCGCAGGTGGCGAACTCCCGCGCAGCGCCCGACCGATAGGTCCGTGTACGGATCAATATCTACGCATGAATCCGGAGACGCCAGACGCGGCCTGTTTCAAAACGAAACACGGGGGTGGCTTGGAGCCCCCGCCGTGTTTTATTTTGGCACAAGCCGAACGATGTTCAGATCAGCCCAAAGGCAACCCCGATTCCAAACAGGGTGAAGCCTACCACGCAACCCGCCAGCATGTCCCAGCGATGCGCGACAAGGAAGGCAACGCCGCGCGATACCGAGTCCATGCCGTCGTTGCATGACGCGGCGAAGGCCAGCCGCTCGCGCTCAATGCGGCGCTTGTTGCGGGCGGTTTGACGATCCGTGATTGTGATTGAGGACATTTGCGACTCCGTTGTTCGATGGAAATAAGATAGGGCCGGGCTTTCGTTTTGTCAACGCTTTGCGCCCGATATATTGCATGGCAGGGGCGCGAATATCGCGCCCCTTGCCCTGCCTCTATCTCACATTGTCCATTGCGTTGATCGCGAAGCGGCACGACTCGCCATAAGCACTCGCGCGATACTCGCGCAACGCCGCGCCCATGTTGCCAGCCGCGCGAACCATTGCGCTGGGTGTGGCAGCATGTTCGATTGCCAGCGCTGAAAGATCGCGCGCCAGCTTTGTCAGATCATGCGCGGCCTTTTCCACCCCGAATTTATTGGGGTTTGTTTCCGCTACAAGGCAGTCAGAAGCGGCCTTGACGCCCTCGCGCGCCAGCCGGACTACTTCCGAGTCAATGGCGGATGATGCAACCGCAACCGCGCGGATGCAGGCGAAAGCATCGGCCAGCACAAGCGCCGCGCCATTCTTTGCCAAGCTCTTGGTTTTCTTTGCGTAGGACATTTGCGACTCCGGTTTGTTGTTTCGACAATGGCAATCTAAGGGCGCGGTTTTGTTTTGTCAACGCTTTGCGCCCGAAATAAATAACCAATGGCGTGCGTTGGTTAACAAGGCCCTATCATGCGGGCCTAGTGGTAGCGTATGCGGTAAGGCGCACAAGCAAGCCCATGCGCCCGCCCTCGCCTTCCCTAGTCTGGCGCGCATAGTCCTTTAGAGCGGTGAGCAGATCGCGCTTAGGGGCGCTTAGGTAGGTATTGACGGGGGCGGGCGTTGTCATGGTGGCGCGTCCTTAGAAGCCGCAAGCGGCGAGAAAGCGGGCCTTGTCAAAGGCGGGGTTAATGCTGGCAAAAACGCCGCATTCCGTTTCCGCCATGCTGCGCAGCATGGCCCTATCCGCGCCGCTTTCCAGCTTGGCCGCGTATGCCTTGGCGATAGCGATAAAATGTTTCCTTGTCATTTGCGACTCCGGTTTGGTTTGTTTTTCAGTGTCGCCATGTAGCGCTTGGGCTTTCGTATTGTCAACACAATAGCGCCGCGCTTCGCGTCACTGGTAAACAAATCCTTTCCAGAAAAGCGCCAGAATTATTTTGGGCTTTGGGCGTTTATTTTGGCGTCATTGTGTTGACAATACGAAACGGGGGATTAGATTGCATTGTGTGACGGCACTAACGCCGCACCAAGCAACAAACCGGAGTCGCAAATGAAATACGGAATCACATATGCCAATGGCGCGGCGGAAACCTTCAAGGGTGACGATGCGGCGGGGCTGGCGCGCGAAGCCTTGGCGATTGCGCGTGGCGCTATGAATGACGGCGAAACGGTTTCGCTTTGGAGTGAAACCGCCAGCGGATCGCGCATGAATCTGGAAATCGTCACCCAGCCGCGAATCTACGATATTTCCGCCATCATGAATTAACGGGAAGGCGCGGCGGAAACGCCGCGCCCTTTATCCAAGCCCGTTCTAGCGGGTTTGGATAAGGCAACAAACCGGAGTCGCAAATGTCCACATTCCTAGACGATATGAAAAAGAAAGACCCAGCCCGCGCGGCGGATTACGTCTTGTGCGGGGGCGCGTCCGGCACGGGCCTGCGCAACATGATTCGCGCGTTGGAAATGTGCAGCGCCATGAATACCCCGGAAGAAAACGCGCGCCTTGCGGCTGCAAAACGCTTGCTTGCACGGGGGCGCAAATGATCGCCGCTCAACCCATCGGAGTCGAGATGCGCGGGACAACCGCGCAAGGCGGTTTTTGTGAAATGGGCTTTTACAGCCCGGACGCAACCGGAAAGCCCCAATTGCGCGCGGTTGTTTCGCGCCAATGCGTCAAGGGGAAATGGTGCGTCTATCTTGCCGGGAACGCGCCCAGCGCTGCCCAGCTTCGGACTCGTGTCAAGCGGCTTGCGGTACAGTTCGCGCGCGCATGGGCCGAAGATGAGACGCGGCGCGCGCGCGGCGTTCCCGTCAAGCAACCGGAACTTGCCCAGCTTGTCGGGGGCGCGATATGAGGCGCGACTATCTCAGCCTTTGGGCTTGGCGCTACAGCGCCGCGCGCGGCTGGCATTGGGCGCGTTGCCGGGAAGTCAGCCCGGCAACCGCCGCGCCTTGGCTGGCCGTCTGGAAAGCGGATGAGCCGGGAGTCACGTTCCAGATCGCGGCGCGCGCGCCGCGTCCTATGCGGCTTTAGGGCCGGGCTGGCGCGGGGCAAGATCGCCGCGCGCCAGCGTTAACGGAGTGTTTACCAGTCGGATCGACTGGTTAACGCCCGGTGAATTTACGGATCGTTTACCAGTCGCGCCGAATGGTTAATTTTGCCCCAGAAAATTTTAACCACGATATGCGCGCGCCACAGAAAACGAGTCAGCGAACGGTATAGCGCAAGGTAAGACGCGCACGGTAGGGAACGCGGGCGCGGATGGTAGGGCGCGGGGATCAGCCCGCGCCCAGACCGTCAGCCATACACAATGTCGCCGAGCACGATGTACTGCATCAGCACGTCATGCGTGATAGCGTCGTCATTCTCGTTCAGCAGGTCGGCGAAGTGGTTGGGGCTTTTCTCCGCCATCAGTTCCAGACCCTTCGTCACGTCGCGGGGGTAACTCAGCAGCTTCTTGCCGTTGCCCTCGCCTTCATCTTCGTCAGGATCGTCATAGCCCACCTCGAAGGTAAAATCGCCTTCGTACAGGCTGTCATGGCCGTACCAGACCAGCTTGAGTTCCGGGTCGGGCTTCTTGTCGGCGAACTTCAATTCCGCCGAGTGGAGCCAGTAATTGCTCCCGCCCTCGAACGCGCCCACGAAAGCGTTGCAGATCATGGCCGGGGCGATGGTCTTCTTGATGGTCAGTTCAATCGTCATTTGCGACTCCGGTTGTTGTTGATGACGTGACTATAGCGCGGAGTAATTTGATTTGTCAACGGTTCGCGTCCAAAATAATTTGGTTAACAAAATCATAGCCGGGGTTAACCAGTGGCGTCCATTGCTTAATGCGCCGGGGCGTTGGGCGGGCGCGGGAAAGAGGGTCGCAGCCCCTTCCCCGCGCCCAGCGGCTAACGCCTTGCGCCCTTCCCGGCTGGCCCTAAAGCCAGCCGATAGCCGTGGCTTGCTCGTAAGTCTTGACGCCCATGGCGTCCGCCGCCGCGTAAAACAGCGGCAAGAATTCCGCATGGTAGCCTTGCGCCAGCACGGGGCGGTTCTCGCCTTGACGCTTCAAGGCTTGCTCCCGCTGATACTGGCGGTATTCGTAAAGGCCGGTAATCTTCGCCCAAAGGCCGTTGCAGTCGAATTCGTGCGCGGCCTCTTGCGCCTGTTCCCAGATCGCCTCGTGATATTCTGCCGTCTCCCGGCCCTCCGGCGTCAAATCGTCCGGCACGTCAACGGTGAAGGTTTCGGCGATAAAGCGCGGGTCCATCGTTTCGGGGTCCATGAACCCGAAATAATCGGATTGCCCGCCCTCGCTTTGATGATCGTCCGCGAATTCGTGCGCCGCTTCATTGTCAGAGTCGTAAACGAATTCGTTCCGAATCCAGTAACACCAGCTATTCGGGGTGAAGCTGCAAATGTGCGTGGCCTCGCCATGGCGGATCAGGTACAGGCCGAACGCGCCCTCGATGCCGTGTTCCTCTAGCAGGCCGTCCGCCCAATAGGACGTTTCCTCTAGCGCGATGATACTGAATTTCTCGATTGCCATTTGCGACTCCGGTTGTTGGTTTGTGTGCCGTGATACTAGGCCGGGCGCGGTTGTTTTGTCAACACTCCGCGCCCGTTATTTTCAGCCTCCGCAGATAACCACCAGCACAAAGAACAAGAGCAGAAGGCGGAAACCGGGGATCGCGGAAAGCCCGGCAAGTTCAAACATGCCGTGCCCGTGCCCGCCGCCGCCGTGTGATCCGTGAGCCATGATGTCGATTCCTTTCGTGACAAGATGCGTTTAAGGCCCGCCGTTGTTGACTCGGCCTGTCATAGATGGTGGCTAAGATGACAAGGCGGGGTCGGGTAAGGGCTCGCCGCGAAGGTCGCCGGGTTCGATGACGGACTCGCAATAACTCCAGCCGTTATGCCAGACCGCGACAACCCATTGCGTGCCGTCGCCGGGCTTGCGGTGATCCAGCTTGAGCAGGTCGCCCGCATAGTCCCGGAATACCATTTCCGGTTCCAATTCATTGCGGCGGGCATACCAGTCGGGCGAGCCTTCCGCCGTGATTTGTTTCTTGAGCCGTTCGGCTTCGGCGAAGATCGCTTCGGCTTTGGCGTTGTAGCGTTGCGCGGCGGTCATGGTGCGCCAGCCGGGATAGCGGGTCATGCCACCACCTTCGGCGTGATCGTGACTTTCACGGCGTCCCGGCCTCTCAGCTTCTGACACTTGATGCGCTTCTCAGCCGCCGCCGTGCGCCACTTGGCGTTGACTTCCTCCGCCTTGCGGTCGGTGGCGTCCCTCACAACGGATAGCAGCTTGAGCAAGAGCCAGTAGCGTCCATTCGAGTCCAGCGCCATCGCGGCGTCGGTGATCGCTTCGGCGCGGTGCCCAAGCGGGATGCGCTCGTCCCCGCCGCCGTGGCGAACAAGGATCGCGTGCCCTCCGTACTGGCCTTTGACAAGGCGGATATGGTGGCAATGCGAGTCGATGCCGCCGCAGCGGCCCGGCTCGTCCGCCATCAGCGTATCGCCTTCCATCAGGTCCGGCGCGTTGGGCTGGCGGGTCATGAAAGATTTGCCGTCCCATGAATAGGCGTTGGGTGTGCCGTTGACGTTCGGTTTTTCGCAGCAGCACATATCAGCCCCCGTTCGCCAAGCGATAGAACCGGCGCGGCGTCATGCCATTGCGGAAACCGCGATGCGTCTTGAAAGTGTCGATGCGGCGGCGAATGACGCCCTTGCCTTCGTAGGTGTTGGTTTCCTCCACCACGCGAAAGTCGATCAGGCTGGCGAAATCGCCCGCATAGAGTGAGGGGTTGGCGATGACTTCCGCCGCGCTGGCTTTGGGGGCGTAGCTATAGACGGCGCGTGCGCCTCCCCATGTGTGGCCGTAAACTTCAAGGTGTATCATTTGCGACTCCGGTTTGGTTTGTTTATGTGCTCTGATATACCGGACGCATTTTGTTTTGTCAACGCTTTACACCCGAAATAATTTGCGCTATACAGTGCGGGCAACAATCGGAGTCGCAAATGAGATTTGTTCTGGAATTCAGCATGGACAACGCCGCTTTCGGCGAAAACGAAATCGAGCGCAACGCCGAAGCCCGCCGCATTCTGAAAGACGTGAGCGGCCAGCTTCTCGCCGGGGATCGTGGCGGTATCCGCGACGTGAACGGCAACCGGATCGGTGAATGGAGTATTGAGGGCGCGGAAGGATAAGCCCTGCGTCAGCCGCGCGGGGTCGCAAGATCGCCCGCGCCTTCGCGCGCCGCGTGTTAACCAGTCGGCGCTATAGGTTAACGTCCGCACATAAAAAGCGCCCGGCGCGGTGAAGCGCCGGGCGAGTTAAGCGGCGGGGGAGCCTTTCGGCCCCGGCCCCCGTCGCTGCAATCAGGTCAGCGATACCAGTAGGTAACACCGTCGAAGTCGCTGCAAGTGTAGTCAATCCGCAATTCCCGCGCGGCTTGATCCCAATCAATGCAGTTGTAAGGCCAACCCGCGTCACGCATGGTAGGGTCGCCAACGTCTTCGGCGTATTCCTGCGCATAATCACGCCAGTAGGACTCGCGAACCAAGGTCACGGGATACCAATCGCCGCGCCATTGTTCGTCCCCGCCGTTGCCCTTCAATTCCTCAAGGAAATCGGTCAGGGCCTTCAATTCCTCGCCGTTGAGTTCGTCCCATTCCGCCAGCGCGGCGGTCGCTTCGGCGAGGCGGGTTGCATCTTCGCCAAGGCTACCGTCTTTTGCGCCTTCCAACTCAAGGAACAGGTCTTCGCGCTCAGATTCCATTTCCTCGAAACGCGCGATTACATCACGCGAGTCCAGCACGTCTTCCATGTTGCTAACGTCTGCCATTTGCGACTCCGGTTTGTTGTTTGGTTTTCAGTATGGGGAGACTAGCGGGCGCATTCTGTTTTGTCAACACAATGCGCCCGATATTTTCAGGTCAAATAGACCTTTCCGTCATCGCCCAGATAGGAATCGCTTTCGCCGTATGCGTGCGCTGCATCGGTCAGCAGGTCGCCCAACTTGGCGCTATTGTCTTCCGCAGAAAACCAATCCAGCGCGTCACGGTCCCAAAAGCCCGCGCCGTGGTGATTGCGAGTGAGCCAGAAATCAATTCCGGCTTGCGATTCCGTATATCCGTTTTCCTCATAGGCTTGATTGAGGCGCGCGGCGTTTTCGGTTTGAAATTGGGCGCACTCTTTCACAATGTCCGCCAGCGTATCGGGATCAAAGTCGAGAAAGCCCACGTCCGCCGGGATTGAACCTTCGCGAGGTTCAAAGCCTTCCCTTTGCCATTCTTCCGTGGTGGTGCCCGGCCCGTTATCGGTCCAGAAAATTGCCTCGATGTAAGAGCGGGTGAATGTGTCCAGCGCGTTATAAGCAGGCGCTTCGCTATCCTGCATATGAAAAATAGGCATTTGCGACTCCGGTTTGTTGTTTGTTGTGCGCTTGTTCTAGCGGGTGGATTTTGTTTTGTCAACACTTGACACCCGTTATAAGTCACGATACAAGACAGACAGTAAAACAAAACAAACCGGAGTCGCAAATGAACCAAGCCCTAGCCCTCGCGAGCCAAGCCGCCGCGCAGTTCCTTCCCGCCATCGTGGCGGTCGAGCATCGCCGCGACACCGCGTTCCCGGATAGCCCGGAATGCTATGTCGTGAACGAGTCCCGTTTTGGGGCGGTGGTGGTGTATCTGGATGAGCCGGACACCATCGTCAGCACGTCCAACTATGACGGGCGCTTTCAGGCGGTGACGCCATGAACGTCTATGTCTATCAGGCCGCGCTTATCTGTGACCGTTGCGCCGAAGCGGGCGAGTTCCGTGCGCGTTTGATCGCGGCGGGCAAGACGGCGGAAATGGATTCGGATCATTGGCCCCATGGTCCATACAGCAACGGCGGCGGCGAAGCGGATACGCCGCAGCATTGCGACCATTGCGGGGAGTTCCTGCGAAACCCGTTGACGCCGGACGGCGTGCTTTACGTCAACACGCTTTGCATCCCCTACATGGATGAAACGGAACTAGCGTGGTCCGAGATCGCAGACCGGGCCGAAGCGGACGGCAAGGCCGCGCTGGCGGAATGGATTCGCTATTATTTTGCGTGGGGGCAGTAATGAGCAACCTGACAATCCCCGCCGCCGAATGGCTGGCCCAGCTATTTGAGTGTGAGTATTGCGCGGAATGCGGCGGCGATGCCCAGCACCATACAGCGGTCCCCTTCAATGGGAATTGGTTCGCGCGTTGCGACTTTTCTCCGCCCGATGACGGGGAAACACTTCACCCCACAATCGCCGCTTATCGGCGCGAGGTCGAGGCGGAAAACGCGCGCCTCGCCGCGATACCGCGTGGCAGCTTATGACCTTGGGCGCGGCGCTCCGCCGCGAGGTCGAGGCCGGTTTCTCCGCGCAGGCCCGCGAGCATGGCGAGGCCGTCCACCGCCGCGCCCGCCAGCGTGACCCGCTGGCAACCATGCTAGTGGATACCTTCCAGCGGCAGGCCCGCGTCCGGCTTGCCAAGGCACAAGCGCTGGCGGCGGCGGGTGATCGGGCCGGGGCGGTCGAGGCCGCGCATTGGGCGGCGGTCGCGGTCGAGAATGAACGCCGGGTGCAGGCGGCAATCGCCGGGGAATGGGACGGGACCGGAGAGGTTTAGCGGGCAGCGTGGGCGGTGGATAGGCCACCGCCCGCGACTGCGAGGAACGAAAGATGTTTAGGCTTTCGCTCCGGGTTAGGTTCGGTCGCTTGAGGCTTGCCCTCCGGCTACGGTTCTAACCCGGCCCCGCCGCCGGGTGACACCGGCGGCGGGTGCCTCGTATATAAGCCGCCCGCGCCCGCCACGCCAGTCCGGCGGGAAGCCGTCGCGCCGCCGGGCTGGGGCAGCGTTAACCAGTCGGCGCTATTGGTTAACGGGGATTCAGTAAAGGGACGTTAACCAGTCGGCGCGAAAGGTTAACGGGCGCTGGGTTAAGGGCTGTTAACCAGTCGGCGCTTTAGGTTAAGGCCGGGCTGGTTACCGGCGGGCTCCGGCGCGCGCCACAGAAAACGGCAGCGCGCACGGTAGGAAACGAGTGAGCGCACGGTAGGACGCGCGCCACAAAACGCCCCAGCGCGCGGTAGGAAGCGTCTGCGCGCACGGTAGGAGCCGGGCGGAGATCGCCGCCAGCGCGCGCCACAGAACGGCTCAGCGCACGGTAGGACGCGCGCCACAAAATGCGCCAGCGCACGGTAGGAAACGCCTCTGCGCACGGTCGAACGCGCCCGAATCGGCCAATGGATCGGCCAAAATCAGCTATTTCGCCACAAAAACAATGAGTTAGCGCACGGTAGGGCGCGGCTCTTGTCACGATAGCCATCATATGTGACAAGGGTGAGAGCAGATCGGGCGCAGGAGTCAAGCAGTATTGTTGGATCGGTGGCTCACTAAATGTGGGAGCGCACGGTAGGAATGAATTCCGTGGCTTCACAAGGCTGCTGATAAGGCACTGATTTTATTGCGTGAATTTTGGCTTGTCACGATACGCCTGATCTATGACAAGGCAACCCGGTGGTGCGGTGGATCGTCGCAGGTCAGGCATTAACCAATCGCGCCGACTGGTTAATGGTTGGGGTGGGTCAATTGCGACTGAGTATCACTATCAGAGGATCAGAATGGGGTCCGATTACCCCATCGAGCCCACCTTTTTGGACCCAAATCGGGTCCGCTTGGTCTTCACCCAGCGCAGGTATTGAGTCAAGGCGTCCACTTGGTCGTCGTGCGCCCCATCGGGGAACTGCGCCATCTCTCGAACGAACAGGTCGATCCAGTCGGCGTTCTCCGGCACGAAGACCTCGCCCGCCTCGATCATCGGCGTGATCTCGTCGAAGCGGAATTCCTTGCCCTGATTGGAGGGCACCTGAATGGCGATGATCGGCGCGGGAGCCTTGCGGGCTTGGTGCGCGCTCTTGCCCTGCTCCTGAATGTAGGCCGTGCCATTGCCCTTGTCCTCGACAAGGATCGCATCGACGCCGTGACGCTTCGCCAGCCGGTTGACCTCTTTGGTCATCTCCGGGAGAGCCCATTTGCCCCGTTTTTGGTCCAAAAGGATGTGTTTTCGGTCGCCGGTTTCGGCCCAGCACTGGATCACGGTATAGTCGGCGCGCTGGGTGGGCTTGGTCGCGGTATCGACGCTCAGCACGATCCGGCGATAGTGATCGCGCTTGTTGACGACCGGGCGACCGCCCTCGTCAATTTGCCCCTTCTCCCGCGCGGCCCGCAGCGCCGCGTCGTCGGCGTGCGGCGCGGTCTTGTAATACTTAAGTTTACTGGCGATGCTGTCAGTGTCAGCCGCGCCGGTGTTCTGCTGGTAGACTAGGCTAAACCTTTGGTAACTTTGCGTTGCACGCTTATCGGCAAAGTAATCGAGGTCATAGTAATCCCACAAAACTTGTCCAACGCGACGATTTAGAACGTCGGTATCGGGGTCGAAGCAGATCGCGGGCGCTTCCACGATCTTGTAGCGCATCTTCTCGGCGAGATTTTTGTTGGCCTCCATCACCGACCCGGTGAGGTCGTCTTCATGGAAGCGGGTCATAATCAGGAAGATGGTCGCGCCCGGCAGCAGTCGGGTGCCAAGGTCGGTGAAGAACCACGTCTTCACGGTCTCGCGGATGGTGGCGGACTCCGCCGCCTCCACCTTCGGGTAGGGATCGTCAACGCAGATGAAGTTGGCGCGGAAACCGTGGACAGCCTGCCCGGCCCCCTTGGCGATGTACTGCCCGCCGCCATTGATCGCCCACTGGTCCTTAGCGGACGTGGATTTGTCGATCACGATGTTGGGGAAGATCGCCTGATATTCCGGCGAGACGATCAGGTCGCGAATCTTCTTGGAGAACTCGTTCTCGACGAAGCGCTGGCTGTGACCGCCGCCGATCATCTTGTCGCGAGGGCGGCGACCGAGCCGCCACGCCACGAACTTGCGGGAGGCATAGGTCGAGTTGTGGACAACCAGCCCGTTCGCGATGAAGGTGTGATCTTCATCCACAGTCAGGCACCGGCAGGGGCGCTTGCCCTCCACCACGATGGAGCGGATCGGATCGGTGGCGGAATAGACCGCGCGCGCCGCGCCGCGCTCGTCCAGCCGGTTCAGCTTGGTGCGCAGGCGGGTCGCACCATCGCCGGTGTACGTGAACTGCTTCTCATAGAGGCGGATATGCTCATGAGTCAGGATCAGCATCGTCGCGCCGACCCGGCTCTTGGTCAGGGTGCAGGGCACCGCGAACCGGGAGAGCAGGCGCTGAAAGTCCGCCGCCATCTCCGGCGAACGGAACGGGATGTTGAGGCGCGGTAGCTTGTACCGGTTCGGGCACTCGGCCCGCAGATTGACATAAGTCTCGATGTATTTTCGGACTTCGGCATCGCCGCCGCGATAGATGAAATTCGGAATGCGGCGCTCGGTCGCCTTATCGTCCAGCCGGTACTCGGCGGCGAGTGCTTCACCGGCCTTGGTCTCGATGCGGATGTAATGCAGACCATCGGTCGCCGCGTACCAGCGGGTGTGCTTGATCCCCAGCTTTTCCAGCCGGGACGCCATGCGGGCGACGACGCTTTCATCCTTCGCGATCAGGAAGGCGTTGCGATAGGTCCGGGTCTTGGTCCGGTCTTGCGCATAGGTGCGGCTGCCGTGGGCGGCGAAGA